TGATAGTTCCTAAACAACAAAACATCAAAGTTCATTTTGCAGGTACAGAGCAAATGAATCACGCTATTAGTTCAATGGCCGCCAATGTGAACTACGCCCTAGGAACAGCTTTTCCTTTTGTATATAAAATGTTTAAGAATGGAAAAATTGATGAGAATAAAATAATTAAGCAAGTCTCATCTCAATACAAACACTACATACTAGATAGTGGTTTGTTTACTCTTATGTTTGGAGCGTTAAAAGGAAAGAAAGATGAAACATATTTAGATAAATGGTATGAGTGTCTTACTGATTATGTGCTACACGAGCAATATAAAGGCACAATGGTTGAGGTAGATTGTCAGAAAGTTTTAGGAGTTGATAAGGCTTGGGAATATAGAATGAAAATGAGAGAGAAAGTTCCTAACAGAGTCATAAATGTATTCCACATAGAAGATGGTCAGAAGGGTTTAGATAGGATGATTGAGTTTTCTGACTACATAGCATTAAGTGTACCTGAACTAAGAGCATTAAAGAAAAAAGAGTATTTGTATACGCTTGCTAATTACATAAAGAATAAGAAACCAAGTATTGATATTCATTTATTAGGATTCACAGAGAAGAATAGTTTGAATAAATTTAGCTTCTGCAGTTCTTGTGATTCAACAAGTTGGTTAGCACCTGTTATATATGGTAAAATTGAAACAACAGCAGGAGCAAATCACATAAAAAATATTAAAGAGACTATTTGGCAGGATAGAGCATCCAAATGGGATAAGGTTAAAAACAAGAATTTCCCAAATCAAAAACCACCCAAGAATAAAAAGTACTACGGTACGCTTGTTTTTGCTGCCGAGCAATTCTTGAAAATATATGCTAATATTGGAGGTAACCAAGATTAAAAATTATGTATCAAATAAAGAAAAAATTCGGACCATATCCTTTTGCACACAGGCAACACAAACACAACGGACATTGTAGTTTCGTACACGGCCACAATTGGTATTTTGAGGTTATCTTAGAAGGAGATGAACTCGATGATGTTGGCTTTGTATATGACTTTGGCAAGTTTAAAAGATTCAAGCATTGGCTTGAGTATATGTTTGATCATACTCTCCTAATAAACAAAGACGATCCGAACATTGATGACTTTATAGAGCGTAATGGAGAGTTGTGGGATATGAGAGAGGTTGATGGAGGCTCATCTGAACTTATAGCAAAAACAGTTTTTGAGTTTCTTCATGCCTTATTAAACAACACAATGGATTCAGATAAATTAGTATCCGTTAGAGTTATAGAAGATGAAAAAAACAGCGCCATATATGAAAGAGAATAAAAACACACTACCTGTTAGCGAGGTATTTTACTCCATACAAGGAGAAGGCAAGTCAGTAGGAGTGCCGAGCATATTTGTACGGCTAAGTGGCTGTAATCTTATGTGTGGTGGCAACGGAACTCAAAGAGATGGAGAGTTACATGATGGAGCCACTTGGAGGTGTGATACGATAGAGGTTTGGACTAAAGGAACAGCAACACCTTTTGAGGATATACTTACACAGAATCAACTCCAAAGGTTAAAGGACGGCGCACACATAATTTTTACAGGTGGTGAGCCAATGCTATATCAAGATAAGATTCTTGACTACATTGAGTGGTTAGATCATACCCTCTACTTTGACCAAAGTACAAAGAAGTTTAAAGATGAGATGTTTTTTATTGAATGCGAGACAAATGGGACAGTAATGCCTTCTAAGGAGTTTCTAACTGAGATTAATCAGTTTAATGTATCTCCAAAGTTAGCGAATAGCGGTATGCCATTAAAAAGAAGATGCAAGCCTGAGGTATTAAAAGCATTGGACAAGACAGAAAATGACATACAATATAAGTTTGTTCTAAGCAGTGGTTCTGATTTAGATGAGGTTAATGAAGATTTCTTACCTCATATAAGTAGGGATAGAGTTTATCTCATGCCTGCAGGTAGTACACAGGATGAACTAGCTGAGACTTACCCAATAGTAGCAGAATTATGCAAGTACAATAACTTTAAATTTACTCCACGCTTGCATGTGGATATTTGGAATAAAAAAACAGGAGTGTAATGTTACATATAAAGTGGCCCGATATTATAAAAGCAATTTCCTATTGGGATAGAAGTAAAAAGTACTATGGCATTCCTAGAGGTGGGCAATACATTTCCGCAATACTCAATCCTGTCGATACGCCTGAAGAAGCTGATGTTATAGTTGATGATCTATACGATAGTGGAAGGACACAAAAAAAGTATAAAGAACTTTATCCCGACAAAGAATTTCGAGTAGCATTTGATAAAAGAAAGAAGCCTTACAAAGGCGAGTGGTTAGTATTTCCTTGGGAAACTGACTCTAAGGCAGACGTAGAGGATCATATGGCTAGAGTAATAGAATACTTTGATGATATAAACAGAGAGGGACTAAGAGAAACTCCTAAGCGATATATCAAGTTTCTAACTGAGTTCCTTAATCCACCCGAGTTTAATTTTACCACATTTGATGCTGAAGGAATGGATCAAATGATTTTACAAACTGGAATTCCTTTTCACTCATTATGCGAACACCATCTTGCTCCATTCTTTGGTGTAGGCCATATTGCTTACATACCAAAGAACAAAATTGTTGGGTTAAGCAAATTGGCTCGAACATTAGATACATACTCTCGAAGATTCCAAAACCAAGAGCGTATCACAATGCAAGTAGGTCAAAGGCTTATGGAAGAACTAGATCCCGTTGGAGTAGCAGTAGTGCTAGAAGCAGAACATATGTGTATGAGTATGAGAGGAGTTAAGAAGCACGACACAAATACAAAGACGAGTTTTGTGTGGGGTATGTTTAAAGACGACATCTCTTGTCGGAATGAATTTATGAAACTCATAGAGAAGTGAAATGGCTTACAAGAAAGAAGATTTATACAATAGAACAATTGACCTCATAAAAAGGAATAAACACTTCTTCATAGAGGATGTAGTTAAGTATTTAGGAATTGCTAAGCCTACATTCTACAAACACTTCCCGTTAGAATCTAACGAAATGAACGCTATAAAAGAGGCGTTGGAGAAAAATAAGATTGATATCAAGACCTCAATCAGAAGCAAGTTATATGAAAGTACTAGCCCGACCTCATTGTTAGCTTTGTATAAACTTGTATGTAGCGATGATGAAAGGAAGCGACTATCTATGGAGTATCGGGATCACAGTTCAGGTGGCGAACCAATAAACAAGGTGGTTTTTGAATTACGGAACACACAAGATACAAACTAACCCGATATTCTTTTGGACAGCAGAAAGCACAAAGCCAATAGTAGTACATCAGGGTGGGACGAGTAGCGGAAAAACATACTCCATACTTCAGTATCTCATTTATGAGGCTTGCTCAAACCCTAACTTGATTATAACGGTAGTCGGTCAAGATATTCCCAACCTCAAAGCAGGTGCTTATCGAGATGTTCAGAAGATAGTTTACGAAGATCCTTATTTCTCGGTAGCATTAGTTTCTCATAACAGAAGCGAGAGAGTAATGGAGTTTAAGAGCGGTAGCAAGATTGAGTTTAATAGCTACTCCGATGGTATAGATGCTAGGTCAGGAAAACGAACACATTCATTCTTTAATGAAGCCAATGGTATTGGTTACGAGATTTTTGAGCAAGTAAGCCTCCGAACCTCTGAGAAGGTAATTATTGACTTTAACCCATCATCAGCATTTTGGGCACACGACAAGCTATATGGCAGAGATGATGTGGATTGGTTTGTTTCAACGTTTAATGACAACCTCTATCTTCAAAGTAGTATCAGGGATAAAATTCTCTCATATGAGCCAACACCTGAAAACATAAAGAGAGGAACAGCAAATCAATATCGATGGCAAGTGTATGGGCTTGGTGAGGTTGGGAGGCTTGAAGGGCTAGTATTCCCTACATTTGAGGTAGTCAACGAATGGCCAAAAGATTATAAGTGGGTTAGTTACGGAATGGATTTTGGCTTCACTAATGATCCGACAGCCCTCGTTGAGATTAGATACGCTCATGGCTCGCTTTATTGGAAACAACACATCTACCGAAAACAACTTACCAACCAACATATTAGTCGTTTGATTAAAGATTTGGGCATAACGGATGAAATAGTAGCAGATAGTGCCGAGCCAAAAAGCATTGCTGAAATAAAAAGAGAAGGAGTTTGGATTGTGCCCGCTGTTAAAGGCAATGACAGTATTAACTATGGCATTCAGATGCTGATGGATTACCCTATCAAAATACATGCACAAAGCAAGGATCTGATTGAGGAGTTCTCCTCTTACACGTGGGCTAAGGATAGAAGTGGCGAATCTACCAACAAACCAATAGATAAAAACAATCACGCAATCGATGCAGGTAGATACGCTGTTATGCGCCGTCTAGGTAAGAAAAAGCTAGAATTTGATTTAGTTTAAAAAAAATTAATTTTTTTATTGTTTTATTGTTGCCCTGTGTTTGTTTAGGTCGTATGTTATATATAGTTAAACAATCACAAACGAAACAATTATGAGAACAGCAGAACTAAAACAACTACTATCAGAACACAAGTATATAGAGTTACGTATCGGTAGCAAGTATGCTCTAACCTACTTCGTAAAGAATGAATACAGTGCAATGCACGCAAATGGACACTACGGATTCACAGACACTTACAGTTCATGGAATTCAAAAACAATGCCATTCAACAAAGCTGTTGCTAGCATGATTACTCGAATCAGATACGCTGAGAACAGATACGATAACCGCACAGTTTTCGAAGAGCCATCTCCATTAAACCTTTATGTTACAGTTAAGAATGAGCATTGGGTAGAAGAGAAGAGTTTCACAATTAAACTAAAAGGAGAATAACGATGCGAGATTTATACTATGATGGAGAAATGATTGATCCAAAGGTCTTTGTAGATAAGCTGAAAGAGAAGAAGCAACACGGGGTGGGAATTTGGTTCTGCACCACTTGCAAAGAATTTAAGAACGACGACGATGTAGTAAGTTGCAAGGATGATCTATATCTGCTGTGTGAGGAATGTGGTAAGGATAGTGAAGTCGAATGGGAAGAATACGATCCTAAGCTATTCCATTGGGAAGTAAAAAAGTAAAAAAAAATTAATTTTCTGTTGCCTTACGGTTGATGAGGAAGTATGTTAGATATAGTTAAACAAAAACAAACGGAGACAATATGTATTTTCAAGTATTTTTTCATAACTCAGACGGAAGCGTGGCTCAAGTTAGCTGTGACAACTGGGCTGAAGTACAAGATGAGGTCGCAAAGCGACACACCAAGAAAGTTGTTGTCAGATACTTCAACCAAAACGGTTTAGTCGGAATGGCTACAAAGTATCGCAGAGCATTTACCAAAGAATATTTTTTAGCATAACAAAACAAATGGAGATAAAAATGACTAAAGAAATAGAAGATAGACGAGATAGTTTTGAAAAGGATTACTTTAAATACTATGTGTGGGCTAAGGATAACTTTATGACTAGATGGGGTAACGATTGCGGTAGATTAGAGAACGCTACTAGCTATGCTGTTTGGTTTGTAAAGGATGAACGCAGAGCAAAAGAACTGAGAGATTGGGTTAGCAGTCGTGATGAAATGGATCACGTATATATCGGAACCTCTAATAGATTCGATGAAAGAGTATCAGAACTAAACAATACAACAAAAGGATATCACGTATCAGTATATCCAACACATGAACACAGAAGCTTTAAATAAGGAGGCAAAAATGATTGACATTGAAAAGATAATCGACAGAACCCAAGACAATTTGCTTGAATCCATAGATAATGTTCTATGGTACACGACCAAGAAAGTGAATGATATCAAAGCACAAAGACCATCAAATTCAGATTATTACGAGGGCTATTTGATGGGTTTAGAGAGGGCTAGGAAAGTTATATTTGAATACAAACAAAAAACAAAAGCTGAGGAGGAGTAGGATTAATGTATCAGTCATGGAAAGAAGAGGAAATGATCAGGGAATGGCTAACTACGCAACACATTCCAACCCTAGCAAAAAAGCTAGGGTTTGATGCAGGCAAACTTTATCGATTGCAAAGTGGCTCATCTAAGCTACCAAGCTATAACCTAGTAAGAGAGTTATATCTTGAAAAACAAAAACAAGAAAGTCAAGGTAATGTTAAGAAATAGGCAAAATTAGGAACGCCTGTTCCTGAAAAAACAATATTTTTTTTAATTTATTGTTGCCTAGAGTATTTCAATTACCTATGTTACTATCAGTTAATAACAAACGGAGACAGAAATGAGAAAATTAGAAAAAGGTACATACATAACAGATAACGGATTTATTATTCATCACGATACTACTATCGAGGGTGAGTGCAAGTGGCAAATAACTCACGGCAACCAAGACATCGCTCGTGCTTACGAATTAGAAGGCTTTGATGTTTTACATTCTACTTTACGTGAGGCTAGAGAGTATTGTAGCGATTTATCACCTGAAGACCTTTCTTTGGTTAAGGTTGATAACGAATGGGTACATGAAGATTTAGTTGAGGAGGCTGAAGAAGCTAAGTCAAACGACGAGGAAGAGTAATGGAGGTCATTTATTGGGTTTTCAATGCAACCTCAATAATTGCTCATGTTCTTGGTTTTCTAGCCTTGTATTCAATAGCTATTGCTTTAATTGATTGGAGAAGAATGGAGAGATACAAAAAAGGTGAGTGAGCATCTGATATTAGGAACTTTCTATAACGATATGGAATACCTCTATAAAATGAGGTACGATTATTATGGAGTAGATGAGAATGATGAAATTACTATATTCTGTAACAGGGCAAAAATTTCCCCATCTATACTTAAGAATAGATCAAGAAAGGTTGAAGTAATTAGATATAGGAGGGCGTTTGTTAATTTTAGTAAAAAAACTCACGTACATTTAGCTAGAATTTTAAACATGCATCATTCTAGCATAATACACCTAAGAAAGACACATAAAGAGTATCTTGAATTTGATTATAGTTACACACAAATTTGGAATTTGGTAGATAAGTAACATATTTCTCTGTTATTGTTTAACTGATGGCAGAAGCGTTGATAGCGTTTCTGCCTTTTTTATTTCAATGTTTGTTTTTTCTTGTTATTTTTGTTAAAACTTAAAATGCCTATGAAACTTTCAGAAATAATTCCGTTTACAAGTACAAAGGCGCATCAGGGTCGGCGTACTGAATTAATTAATAGTCTCAATCAACAGTTATTTAGATTTCATAACGGAACGCCATTAGCCCACGACGACACCTTTAACGCATACATTGAGGATGGTTACGAATCAAATCCTGATGTGTATTCTGTTATAAATGGAATTACAAAAGCTTCAGCATCTGTTCAGCCTATAGTTCAAAAAGTAGTTAATCAGGAAAAAGCTAGGCAGTATTACAAGATTAAAAATACTCTCAAGTATCAAGGTAGCAAGAAGGCGTTAGATAATTTGCTAGAACTGAAGGAGGAGGCATTTATTGAAGTTGAGGAAAGAGATCCTCTTGCTAGACTCATCAATAATCCAAATCCGCTTCAAGGATTTCCTGAATGGTATGAGAATATGAAAGGATTCCAATTACTGACAGGCAACTCATATACTCACTTTGTAGAATTAGGAGATGGTAGTTTTGGTGAGATGTGGGTTATGCCATCACAATGGACTAAAATTGTAGCCGATGCAAGTTATGAAACTCTAGTTAAAGGCTACATCATTGATATGTATGGAGCAGGGGATAACGAACTACCTGCTGAAAGTGTAATGCACTGGAAATACTGGAATCCTGATTATGATGCTGTTGGCTCACATCTTTATGGTATGTCTCCATTAAAGTCGGCCCGACGTTCAATTAGATTAGGTAATGATGGCGATCAGGCCTTGAGTAAAGCATTTGCTAACGGAGGTGCTTCAGGTTTAGTATATCCTGAAGGAGATAATTTTGAACAACTTACTCCTGTACAACGAGGGCAGTTACAAAACTACTTGAGAGAGATGAGTGGTCCTGACAATTACAAATCGTGGTTAGTAAGTACGGTGAAATTAGGGTTTCAAGCATTTGGTTTACCTCCTGTTGATTTAGAAATTATTGAAGCAGGCAAAATGAGTCAGAGAGATATTTGTAACATTTACAATTTTCCAAGCGAGTTGTTAAATGACCCTGACAATAAAACAAACGCAAATAAAGAGCAGTCAAGAAAACAGTTGTATCTCGATAATGTGATTCCTGCATTAGTAAGAGACTACGCTGAAATGAATAGATGTATTGTTCCAAGATTTAATCAGATATACAATGCCAATTATCATATAGATTTTGACATAAACTCTATTGAAGCAATCAATCAAGATAATTCAGATAAGGTAGATTGGTTAGATAAAGCTTGGTGGTTAACAGCAGATGAAAAAAGAGTTGAAATGGGATATGATCCAATAGGTGATAACAACAGATACATTCCCATGAATTTAGTGCCCGATGGCTCGAGTGAATTTAATGACGAAGAACAACAAATGTTAAGAGAAGAGTTTGATGCTTAGATACTTTAGCGACATAGAATTTAGATATTGTGATCCGCCTTGTTCTTTGGGGGATATGGATAGCTATTTTATGCAGATGCTAGATAACGCTAGACATATTTGTAAAACTCCTTTTGTTCCAACATCTGCCTATAGAAGTAAAGAACATGAAATTAAGCAAGGTAGAACAGGAACAAGTTCTCACACAAAAGGTATTGCTATTGACTTGCGAGCAGAAACTAGCAATAAGAGATACGAGATAATTAACGCGCTTCTTTCAACGGGTTTTAGCAGGATTGGAATTGGTAAAAATTTTATTCACGTAGATCTTGACAGAAACAAATCACAAAACGTAATTTGGCACTATTATGACTGACAAAGAATTTTCAGACTTAAAATTTAAAGTAAATAACCTTGAGGCTATGATTGAGCTACTTGTTAAAGATATTCAAGATATAAAAGAAGCCTTACTGGGTAACGAGTTTGGTCAGGAGGGGCTTGTAAAAAAAGTAACTAATAACGAAAAACAAATTGCTGAACTCGTTAAGTTCAAACAAAAAATTATTGCATGGGCAACTGGTGCGGGTTTAGGCTCTAGTGCTTTGTTCAATGCTATATCGGAGATGATGAAATGAAATTAAAGGATAAGCCATTTATAAAAGCACTACAAAGAACTGTATCAGGTCAAAACAAAGCAGGAGAAGTTTTACACGGCGCATTAGATATACTTCCGTTACCAAATCAGTTTGTAGGGAAAGCATTTAAAGCTATCCTAAATGGAAATGCGGCTGAAATTAGATCAGATTTGAAAGATGCTTTTACTCTTAGAAACATTGTTGCCATCTTACTAACAACAGCCTTAGTGATGGGTTGGCTTACAGCAGAGGAAGTAGCCACTTTTGGAGATACGCTCAATAGCGTTATTGAAACTCTTTAACCAATGCCAATTCCTAAACCTATATCGGGTGAATCAAGAGAAGGGTTTATGGATAGATGTGTATCCTTCTTAGTAGATGAAGGGCGGCCTCAAGATCAAGCAAATGCTATTTGTATTCAACAGTATGAAAACAAAGATGATAGGGAAGAGCATAAAAAATACATAACTTGGAAAACAATAGATTCGCAAAGAGAGTCGTATTTGAGTTATGCTCGTAACACCTTCTATAAAGCACTAAGGGCGCAAATGAATCAGTTCTTAGATGAGGTTGATAAACAGAATAATTATAACATATCTCCTCAAGGAATTATCACAGAACAACCAATAGATGATGCTTACTTTAAGGTGTATAGCAGAGTTGTTCCATTTTTTGCTAAACAGAGTTACAATCAACTAACAAGTACTATAAAAAAGGCCATAACACCTGACTGGAATGCACTCGTTCAGAAATGGATGAGTAATAACAGCGCCGACCTGATTAGTGGGATAACAGGAAAAGGAGTGATGGTTATGGAGAAGCAGATTCAAACAGCTCTTGCTGAAGGTTGGTCAATACAGAAGTTCGGATCTGAGGTAAGAAAATCACACGGTTTTAGCAGAAAGAGGGCGGAGTTAATTGGAAGAACTGAAATAATACGAGCAAGCAATTTTGGAAGTTTAGAAGGAGCAATAGAAAGTGGTGTTCCTGCTTCAAAGAGTTGGCTATCTACTAGGGATGGAAGAACAAGATCGTATGCGAAAGGCGATAAGTTTGATCATGTTATTATGGATGGGAAAACAGTAGCTAATCTAAGAGATCCTTTCTTAGTTAATGGACAACCAATGAAACACCCGGGCGATATTTCTATGGGAGCGAGTCCAGGAAACACAATTAACTGTAGATGCACGATAACATATACTCCTATCGAGCCTGATTATAATTAGCCATGATTATTATATTCTCTTACAACCGAGAGAAAATGCTACTTACTCTACTGGAAGAGTTGAAAACTAAATACTCCAAAGAACGAGTTATAGTGATTGATGATGGCTCTACCTACAATCCTATATCAGTGATAAAGTTATGTGAGTATCATAGGCTCAATCATAAAGGAAAAAGTGAATTCTATTTGAACTGGATGTATGCTTTTTCCATATGTGAGCAGAGCGATGATGACTTCTTTATGTTTCTACCTGACGATTTTACATTTATTGACAAGGCTAGAATAGATCATATCTACAAAAACACTGACACGATGTTTGCTTACAACTTACTAAATGATGGACGGCCACCTTGTTGGACTCCAATCGTTCCTCATAACACAACAGTAGCGGGCGTAGAGAGTATTCAGGCAAGTTATGTAGATTGTGGCTACTTCACTAATCGTAAAACATTAGAACGAATACAGTTTACACAAGAATACATACACCCCGATAGATTCTTGACTCCTGATATAAGTTCAGGTGTAGGATATACTCAAAGCAGAAAATACTATTTATTCAGTATTCCTATGTATATTCCTAAAAGTAGTATGTGTTATCATGGAACACACGATTCAGTTATGCACTATGAAATAAGAAAACAACAACCATTACTAAGCAAATGAATACATTAGGAAAAATATCAGGAATACTTTGTATGTTGTGGTCATTATTTTATGATTGGCAAATAACAATTATACTGTTGCTATTTTTTGTTACTATAAAAACAGATATGGTTAATTTTGTAGAACAATTAATTTACCCAAAACAAAATGATAGTTGAAATTGGTACAAGTGATTTCAGAACCAGAGCAGGTTTAGAAGATGGTTTATTCGTAGAACCAGTCAAGCCTTATTTTGACAGATTACCTCGATGCAGAAAGGAGAATGTAGCTGTAAGTAATAGAAGAGGTACTGTTTTTGTTTACTACTTAGAGCCTGATAAGATAAAAGAATTAAAATTACCTGATTGGAGCAGAGGTTGTAATTGTATAAACAAACCTCACCCAACAATCCAAAAACTTTTGTTTAACAGAGTTGGAAGTGAATGGGAAGAGCATATAAATAAAGAAGAAGTAAATGTTGTAAGAATAAAAGACCTTCTTATCAAACACAAAATAAAAGAGATTGATATTTTAAAGATAGATACAGAAGGGCACGATTGTATTATACTTAACGACTATTTAGATACGGTTAGCATAAAACCAAAACAAATTGTGTTTGAGGCTAATCAACTCACTCCTATTTCAGATGTAGCCAAAATGACTAGAAGGCTCAATACATTTGGTTACAATGTTCGCAGATATAAAACTGATATTATAGCTATTCAATGATCACTGCTAATCTTGCTACAATAGAGGCTCGAAAACATACCCTGCAAGGTGTAGTCGATAGCTTAAAGGATCAAGTTACTACCGTTCGTGTTTATGGCAACGATTACTTACCTGAAGTAGAAGGCGATAACGTTGAAGTATATACTGGTACTGACTACACAGACAATGCTAAATTCTTTTGGCTACCTAATAGTGAGGGTGTTTACTTGTCGTGTGATGATGACATCATCTATCCACCTGACTATGTAGAAACGATTCTCAGAGGTTTAAAAAAATACCCTAATACTTGGCTCACCTTTCATGGTAGAAGGCTTCTAGGAGAAAATCTGCCCTACTATACAGGACACAAAACATATCAATGTCTTAGATCGGTTGATGCTGATTACGTTATTGATGTTCCCGGCACAGGAGTAAGTGCATTTCATACTGATACAATAAAGTTTGATATAAAGGAATGGAAAGATTATAGAATGTCAGATATTTTAGCAGGATTAGAGTTGGCAAAAAAGAAGGTTAAAGTGATTTGTTTACAGCACAAAATATTTTGGATTAAAAGTACAGACTCGCATAACATACAATCCATTTATAGGAATGAGTTTAAAAATACAAGACAAAATGAACTCGGAAACCTTATTTATAGGTTAAACAGCTAACTATTCATACAAATAACAGTACATACTTTCAAGTAATATTTGAAAAGATTATCTTTGTACAAAATATTCAAGAGTATGTCATATACTGATTATCCAAAAGCGGCAAGTAACAATGCTAAAAGAGCATTGAAATACAAAGAGGAATCGGGCAACCCTCGTGGTTGCGGAACTCCTGTTGGATGGCGTAGAGCGACTACTCTAGCAAATAGAAGTCCAATAAGCGAAGATGTAGTTAAAAGAATGGCAAGTTTTAACAGGCATCGACAACATAAAGATGTGCCATATGATGAAGGATGTGGTGGATTAATGTGGGATGCTTGGGGCGGAACTGCAGGCGTCGATTGGGCTATAAGAAAATCAAAACAGATTGATGAGGAGAAAAATATACGACAAGTATTGACTTCTAAAAATAATAACAAAAACCTAACTGCTATGGCTTCAAAAAGTTGGCACGAAGATGACGAAAAAATGACTCACGATGATGATAAAATGTATCATGATGATGAGGATAAAATGGATCACGATGAGATGAAAAACACTTATTATGAAACTGTTGAAGAAGCACAACAACACGCTGATATGTTAGGTTGTTCAGGGACTCATACTCATGAAGTTAATGGTGTAACATATTATATGGCTTGCTCTACTCATAACGAATACCTTCAATATGAAGAGCAGATGAAGAAAAATACAATGAGTTATGCTTGGAAAACAAAGAATTCAAGCGCCGAAATCAAGAGTGTAGATATGGATCGCAGAATGGTAGAAGGCTATTACTCTGTTTTTGATTTTAAGGATTCTGATGGTGATGTAATAATGAAAGGTGCATATGAGAAAACAGTTAGAGAGAACGGTCCAAATGGTAAAAATAGAATTATGCACTTATACCAACATGATCCGTTAATGGTGTTAGGAAAGCCTACTGCTCTAATGGAAGATGAGAAGGGTTTGTATTTTAAAACAATTATATCAGATACAAATCTAGGTACAGATGTATTGAAGCTGTATCGAGATGGGGTACTAACCGAACATAGTGTAGGAATTAATTTTGTACAAAGAGAATACTCCTCTAATGACGATTCTTATATCGTTAAAGAAGTAAAGATGTGGGAGGGTTCAACAGTAACGTGGGGTGCTAATGAAATGGCAATTGGTAGCGTTAAGGGAAGTTCAAAAGACAAACTTGACCAATACAATAGACTACACAAAGCATATTATGACGGTACATATACAGACGAAACTTTTCTGCTTATAGAAAAGCAACTTAAATATCTTGAACAGGTAATTAGAAAATCACTTCAAAATGAGAAGCCGACTCAAGTCACTTTAAAGGATGAAGCCGATAGTATTGCCAATATGTTCAAACAATTCAACAATCAACTACAAATCGAAAAGGAGTTCAAACAATGGA